CTCATTACTAATCTATTCATTATTGCAGGTGTCATAAGACATTGGAACGACGGACCAACCATTAATCTGTATTATTATGAAGTACCAAGTCATCTATCTCAAACCAAAGAAGAAAGCATTCTCAAAGCAAACCGCAGTTTTCTATACGATTGAAGATGCTACTCATTGGGAGAAGTATGTAAAGACTCAAGGATGCCAAAATACTGAGATTATGCCAGTTTTATAGTGTTTTTAACTTAAATTTAATTAAAAAAGGTATTAAAAAACATATATTACTGTTTTATTTGATTCTCAATAAGTATAATATTAATGAGAATCAATTGAGTATTATTGTTGAGAATAAGTCTTCTAAATGCCTCTGAGACTTGTGTTTAATACCTTCTAAACCCCTCTGAGACTTGTGACCTTTACCTGTTTAGCATAAGACCCGCAGTTTGTCAAGCCCCACGACGCGCCGAAATCCCCAGGACCTTGACATTCTTATAAGTTCGTGATAGAATCTCGACGAGATCTTATGTGTCTAGAAGCACACAAATCTCGACTAGACTACATATATACTATCATAAGATCTCGACGAGACTACATCTAGTTCTTGCATCTCGTCGAGATTTGTGCTACAATACACAAGCATTCATACAATCTCGACGAGCTATGTACGACGACTACGATCTCGACTATACATACGCAACAGATTACTCATACGATCTCGACGAGTATTATGCATCTGATGCACTAGATCTCGACGAGGATTATGCACGAGATACACATGATCTCGAAGCACTTGCATATCGTCATTATGCATGATATAATCTAGTACACATACACATCTAGACCTCATGTTAGCACAGAAACGCCTAGTCCGTGTTACATTAGACATCATGTGTTATGATGATCTAGATGTACATGATATCGATTGGAAAGAGTTACTGGAACTCGAAGGTGACGAGGAAGTTTATTCTAGCATCAGGGAATTCGATCCGTTTGATTAATGTGACAGTTTGAATATTGTCCTTATTCTCAATTAATAGTTCTTATTGATTCTCAATAAGACCTTAGTTATTGAGAATGCAACCAATTGGAGAACTGGCACACACCCCCTTGCGGTGTGCCTGAATCCCTGATAAATTACATTTGTTCCTGAGAGACAAACCATGTTTGATGAACTCTGGTCTGAAATCCAAGACATGCCTGGTGAGATTTTTGACCTTGACATTCCTGAACTCAAAGATGAAAAGTTCGATGTCAATGAGTACCTGAACGCTAACTACGATTACTGAAACCATGACCAACAACGCTAAAACCTGGACCGACGATTTCAGCGGACTTGTTGAGAAGTATGCCGAGTTCGTGATGGATTCGATGGACATGAAGACGATGGAACAATTCGTGTTTGATACACTTGTTTCGTCTTATAATGACTACAGTGAGGAAGAACTTATCACCGACATTCGTGAGTGTTATGGTGATGAATGGTTCGAAGATAATGGCGTGGAGTTGAAAGAAACTCCTGAGATGTGACAGTTGAGGAACTGGCACAAGGGGGGTTGCGGTTGGTAGCAACCCCTGCTATCTTAAGAGTATGAAAAACACCCACCTCGAACACCCCGAAGATACCATCCTGACGGGTGACCTTTCTGTTCTGGATTGGTTCGTGAATCCTGGCACCTTGAGTGTTAAGATTGACGGTGCTCCTGCTATTGTTTGGGGCACCAATCCTGCCACTGGTAATTTCTTCGTTGGCACCAAAAGTGTGTTCAACAAAGTGAAAATTAAGATCAACGAATCGCATGAGGACATTGATGCAAACCATTCGGGTAATGTCGCGCAAATTCTTCATTGCTGTCTGGATTCTCTTCCTCGGTTCGATACTATCTACCAAGGTGATTTTATCGGGTTTGGTGGATTGTCTGAGTACACTCCCAACACCATTACCTATAAGTTCCCAGAAGTAGTTACTCAAAGTATCATCATCGCTCCTCACACTTGCTATTATGCAAAGAGCGATCTTCGTGATGCGGAAGCTTTCCCTGACCGTAGCATCTGGACTGATACCGAAACGGTGAAGTTCGTGAAACCGAATGCATACATCCTGCACAATCAGGAGTCTTTCGCTGATGTGAAAGAGGTTGTAGATTTTGCCCGCCAAATGTCTACTGCCTGTGAGTTTGTTTCTGATAAGGAAGCAGCAAAGATTAAACAGCAAATCAACGCTTGTATTCGTGCTGGTGAGGAAGTGAATCCCGATGACTTTGATTGTGATGCTAACCTGCTGCGTCTGTGGGCATTGGTGAAGTCTATCAAAGATGACTGTTTGTTCCTCTGCCGCAATGATGGTCCTGCTGCTTATCTCTACGGCAACAGAATCGATGCAGAAGGTTATGTTCTCACCAATCAGTTTGGTATGTTCAAACTGGTGAATCGTGAGGTCTTCAGTTATGCTAACTTCAACAGCGGACGCTTTCAGTGTGCCAGCTGAACAAGTGGCACATACCCCCTTGTGGGGACTGCCTGATGCCTTATGATATCTTCAGTTGAGAGAAACCCCGTGGCAACCACCGCATCCCGCAACACTACCACTGGCAAATCTTATGAAGATGTGGTGGAAGAACTGCTCACTGAGCACACCGATCACAAAGTTCAGGCACAAGTTAACATCGGTGCCAAACGCAATGGTGGGCGTCATTATGTTGACATTCTTCTGAATGAGCAACATCTTATCAGTCTGAAGTATCAGCGTGTGCAAGGAACTGCGGAAGAAAAGATTCCGTTTGAGGTAATGAAACTGCAACATGCTGTGAATGATCATGGTTACAAAGATGCCGTGATTGTGATTGCTGGACCTGATAAAGCATGGAAGTGGAAAGAATACTATCTCAGCGATGAGTTTCAGACTGATATGAAGCGAATCTATCCTGATGTTCGCATCATCTCTCACGAACAGTTTGTAGAGGAGTTTATGGTATGATCCACTCCCTGACCCGCTCCCGTTCCCCTGAGTTCCACCGCGCTACCATGGCAAAGCTCCTAGCAGCTGCTGGCGTCACCTTCCTACTGTGGCAACCACTGGCACCCGTTCGCTATGTGACAGCTGACGCACTGGCACTCGCTGCCGACCAACTGCGCCGCTGACCCTGTAGGATTATCCCATACCAAACAACCCCACCATGAAAGTCCAGCAAGTCGGCAGCAACCAAACTGAGGTGACCCTGGCTGATGGTACATGTGTGCTGTTCTCCTATCAGACTCCCGTCGCTGCCATCGTCCCTGGCAAAGGGTGGATGCGGACTGCCTTTCAGTGGAGCGCAACCACCACCAAGCACATTAACGCCTGGCTGCGGAAGCATCAGGGCACCTATGTGATCGATGGGGTGGCGCGTGTGCCACAATGGGATCTGGACCAACTGGTGGCATTCTGACCCCCTGACCCTGTAGGATTATCCCATACCAAACGAACCCCACCATGACCTACGCCCAGATCACCGCCTCCGAACTCTCCGCCTCTGAGGCACGCTGCGCCATTTTTGACCTGGCAGACGATTTCTCCTGGGAGACTGTTGCCCGTGAGATGATCGCCCGCATGAGTGGCGATGAGGCACGGGAGTTTGTGGACGACTTCCAGCGCCTCTATGCCGACTGAGGCACTGGCACACTGGGGGTCACGCCCGACCCCCTGACCCCTTAGAATTCTAAAGTCAACCAAAGGCAACCGACCCATGCGCTACAACCCCGCCACCGACCGCGCCGTGAGCATCGATGAGATCGCCGCTCAGTGCAAAGCGGCAATCCTGAAAGCGGATGAGGACCGCCAGTTCAGTGCCACGATGGATGAGATCGCTGACCTGCTGTTCGGTTCCCGCTGGGAGAATGACCTCCTCATCGCTGCCTGATACAATGGGAACGGCAGCGCCCTAAAGACTGCCGCAACCAATCAACCGACAATCCTACCATGACCCTGGACCTCGCAACCGCTCTCCTGAATCGCGCTGCCACTGGCGCCCAACTGCTGGAGATTCTGGAGACCATCGCCAACGATGAGGCAGACGCCAACATTGCAGACTGCGCCGCCTACTTC